TATTTAAAATTATGAAAATATTTCCGCACAATTTATTTTCTGTTTCACAGTCTACCTCTTGTTTAACACTTTTGAGTAGAATGGTTAAAACAAAATTAATTCTGAAATTAAGAGAGGTCCGCAATGAAATATGAATTCCTAAATTCTTTGGATTTAGAAACTGAAGTTTCAGATAAGATTTCCCGATCCCTTGATAATGTTATGATTGGGAACAGAGTGCCACTTAGAACTCCTGTCGCTTCTGCTTTGAGTGCCGAACAAGTACTTTCTGCTTGGGACAGCATTTACAACGCCAAGATTAATGTTATAAATTCTGAGTTAAATACGATTGAACTTTCTAATCGATCTAAATATGGTCCGAGAAATTTGGCGATTCCTTGGGAAGACCGAAAAGAAGGGGTTAAAAGTTACTTTCTTCCTCAGAAAGTTTCTAAAGTACCGGATTATTCCATCTCATTTCCCCAGAGACTACGTCCCTTAAGCGTAGAGAATTCCTCCGATTATTTAAAGAATGACACAAATTCCGGATTGCCATTTATGGTTCGGAAAGGTCTTGTAAAGATGAGAGTCATTAATGAATTTACGAGCCTGCTGGAAAGAAATGATCCATGTGTGCTGTTTACTCGCACCCAGGAAGGTGATAAAACTAGGAACGTTTGGGGCTATCCAATCGTAGAAACCCTTAACGAAATGAGGTATTATCGTCCACTTTTAGAGTATCAGCGGAGATTGACTTGGAGATCCGCGCTGTTTGGCCCACAAGCAGTAGATAAATCAGTAACTGAACTAATTCAATATTGTACTGATCGTAATTTATATTTAGCATCCATAGATTTCAGTTCTTATGATGCATCCGTGAAAACCGGGCTACAATTGAAGGCTTTTGATTATATTAAATCTTTATTCCAAAAGACTTATTGGGATGAAATAGATCAAATATTTCATAAGTTTAATACCATAGAATTGATTACACCAAGTGGTATATTTAGTGGACCACATGGAGTACCTTCGGGTAGTACCTTTACCAACGAGGTTGACTCTATAGTACAGTACTTATGTGCTAAATCCTATGGGATAGACAATTCATCAATGAACATTCAGGGTGACGATGGAGTTTATTGTGTGGATGACCCTTACTCTCTATTCTCTCATTTTGAGAGTTATGGTCTTCGTGTCTCTAATGAAAAGAGTCTAGTTTCTAATAATAGTGTATTGTATTTACAAAACTATCATTCTCCTGATTATGTTAGTGACGAAGGATTGTTTGGTGGAATTTACTCTACTTATCGAGCTCTAGGTAGAATAATATTTCCTGAAAGATACGACCAATTCAGTGCTTACGGAATAGAAGGTGCCGACTACTATTCAATAAGAACAATTTCCATTCTTGAAAATTGTGTTAATCACCCGCTGTTTGAGGACTTGGTCAGATATGTGTCGACTATAGATAAATATAGTCTAAAATTTAGTCAGAAGGGCTTGATTAGATATTGTCAGTTAATTAATCAAAGTCAAGGGTCTGACGAGATAAGAAGATACAGAAGAGGAGACAATGTATCTGGTCTTAATAGCTTCAAAACTGTTAAGATTTTATCTGAGTTATAACCCCGCATCACTTAGG